AATGTCCGCATTGCAGCGGCTCGCATGGGCGCAATTTTCACTCGCTGAAATCAAGTCGGGAGAAGCATTTGATCACTTGTTACGCACAGCCCGACAAGCTCAAGTCCTGGCGAGTGCTTGAAGCCTTTGCCGCTGGCTGCAAAGGCAAGCTGGCCTGCACTACCGCCACCGAGCTGGCACCCGGCGGTGCCGCATTTTACGGCGTGCGCCCAGCCTGGCAGCACCTGTGGCAGCAGGCGAAACTTGAAAAACGTGAAACTTTTTACCTGGACAACTCATGGTTTGATGCCTCACGAGAAGCCTATTTCCGCATTGGCCACTACGCCGTGCAAAGCTGGAACCACCAGCAATCGGATGGCATTCGCCTGGCAAAGCTGGATATAAAAATCCAGCCATGGAATAAGCGCGGGAAAAAAATAATTGTCTGCCAGCAGAGTGATGAATTTATGACCAGTATGGCCGATTGGCCGAATTGGACACCCCAAGTATTGAAAATTCTGGGTGCAAATACAGACCGCGAAATAATTGTGCGTAGTAAGCGCGAGCCGCGCCCGCTGCAGGTGGATTTAAAAGATGCATGGATCGTAGTTGCGCATTCCAGCGCTGCCGCAATCGAGGCGCTGGTTGCAGGTGTGCCGGTCATAGTCACCGATCCCAAGTCGCCGGCATGGCAACTATGCACAGATTTTAATATGGTCGAAACGCCATACTATTCGGATAGGCGTAAAGAATTATTCGCGCAATTGGCCGATTCACAATGGACAGAAACAGAAATGAAAAACGGAACCGCGTGGAGAATGTTAAATGACAAATGAAGAACTGGCAGGAATTATTAAATCAGTAAACATTCTTCAAATTAAACCAGATGATATTTTGGTGTTTAAAACGGATGCAATTCTTACAAATGATCAAAAAATAAGGATGACTGAAATGTTGTCAGTCCATATGCCCGCGCAAAAAATTATGATTCTCGATGCAGGTATTGACATAGACATCCTGCGCGGGGTTACAAATGAGTGAAGGTTGGTTCGCAATACCCGGCGTGCAAAAAGGCCCGCGCAGCCTGGCTGAACAAATGCTGGGATTAAAACCCGCGCTGGATGAAACCTACGGCAAAACAGTGCTTGACCTCGGCTGTGCCGAAGGTCTCATCGCGATAGAGTTTGCCAAGCGCGGCGCCAGCCTCGTGTGCGGTGTGGATTACAACCCGGATTTAATCGCCACCGCCACGGCAGAGATTGAAAAAGCCAACGAACACAAAGGCAAGTTTTTACCGGTCGGCTGTGTCCATGCCGACCTCAGCGAAATGATCACCGAAGGTTACACCCAGCAATTCGACATCGTCCTGGCGTTGGCCATTTTGCACAAATTAGACGACCCGGCAGCAGGCGCAAAATTTTGCGCAGACAGTGCGAAGTCACTCATCGTTATTCGGCTCCCCATCGGCAGCACCGGCACCATTAGGGGTAAGCACAACCCAAAAGCGCGTTGCGATGTGCGTGAAATTTTCAAGGCGGCAGGCTTCCAGCGCGAGCGCAAAGAGCTCGGCCCCCGTGGCGAGTGGGTGCAATATTGGCGCCGCGTGAAATGAACCTATGGGATTTGGCGACGAATTAATGGCGGCGGGTCAGGCCAAAAAAATGCAACAAACCGACCCGCGCCGCGTGCAGATATTTGACCGCACCGGCAAGCCGCGCTGGCACCCAATCTGGGACAACAACCCCAGGCTTGCAAAGCCGGGTGAAGAAGGCGACTTTCAAACATTAAATAATGGGCCGGGCAACCGGCCTTATATTTTGGGCAAAGCAGATGACCGCTGGACGTGGCGTAACTTTGAATGCACCCCTGGCGAGATATTTTTTACACAGGCCGAGCGTGATTTTGCAAGCGCGTACCGCCCGCAAATCATCATCGAGCCTACCCTTAAATCCCGTGCCATCCACCACCTGGTTCATGCGTTTCATCCAGTCGACCAGGTGGGTTTCGTGTTCGGGCAACCAGACGCCGCCAACTTGTTTTAAAAAGCTCATGTAATCTCCAGTAGTTGATTCAGTACTTCTTGCGGGGTGCTGGCGGCCATTGCGTCCAGGCAGTGTTTGCAGGGTGTGCGGTGACCGCAGGGCTT